TATTTATATTTATTATATTTATTATATCATTATGGATATATTTACAGTTATGTAAGCAACGGTATATATTATTTTAGATTAGGAAAAAAGTTATTAGATAAAAACATGTATAAAGATGAAGAATGGATTATAGTTTAAAATAGTTCTAAACAATCCCTATATTTAATCATATTGGCATCAACCCCTTCATCTATACCTCCTATTCCACTACCTTGATGAAGGGCTCCTTTACCTAACCCATAACTTAAGGGCTTTACATCTTCGTTTCCGGAAAAATATTTATTCATTATAACTTTTCGGTTTATCTTATTTTTTGCTAAAACATAAGATATTACAAGGTCATCAGAAAGTTTACAAACTTTTCCTTTTTTAAGAAGCTTTTTGACAAGGGGGATATCTAAAAATCCTTTTTTATAAGCTATAGCACCCCAACCCTCTATTACATCTACATATGGGAATCTAGGCTTTCTTTTTTCAGGCCAATTAGTCCTTTTTAATATAGTTTCCATATCGCCAAAACCGAAACCGGCACCTCCCCAAATAGTTTTAGGATATTTTACAGAATAATAGATAAGTTCGTTAATTAGTGCTTGTGGATAATATACATCATCATCTATACTTATTATTATAGCCTTATTATCTCTAATCCTTGTTAATGTAGGAAGTATTTTAGATATAGGACCAATATCTTTTTTAATTCTTCTTATCTTTATTTTTTGGCTTAGATTTTGTATATAATCTATGTCCTTCTTATTATACTTGTCTGTATCTCTATATTTTTCGGGGAGATTAACGTATATTTTTGAGATATAAGGAGACTTTAATATTTGTCGTAAAACTTTTTGACTTTTCTTTAGCCTTTCTGGTGAACTTGTTAAACTACAATATACTTTATGCTTTCTTAAATATTTTAAAATTTCTGGATATTTTTCTAAATTTCTCATTTATTTTAAAAATAATATTTTATACTTAACTTAAATAATTAATATTTTATTTTAATATGTGGATAGCATCTTTTGATATTGGGAAAAAGAATTTCGCTTTTTGTATTGAAGAAATAGACGTAAATCTTTTCAAAAAAATAAAGCCTATACAGGTTAAATCTAGATATAATTCCGACGGAACTTGTACTGAAGCTATGGAAAAAGTTTTGGAAAAAGTATATGAGAACGGAAAATTAATACTACATAAAAATCTAGACTTGACAGCAAACTGTGATAGTAAACTTAAATTAGATCCTGAAACGTTCCACAATATGAACGAAGAGCTAGACAAGTATAAAGAATATTGGGAAAAATGTGATATATTCCTTATTGAAGAACAGATGAGTTTTGGAAAAAAATTAAACAAGATGGCAGTAAAGCTTGCCCAACATTGTTATAGCTATTTCACCTTTAATTATGGAAGATTTAAAACTATAGTAGAATTTCCAGCTTACCATAAAACACAAGTTTTAGGAGCTCCTAAAGTAGAGGGAAAACCCTATAAATCCGGAAAAAAGCGATACAAGGCCATGGAAAAGACTGATAGGAAAAAATGGAGTGTGGAAAAGTGTATAGAAATACTAACTTGTAGAGGGGAAATCGATATTATAGAAAAAATGACAGAAAAACGAGGTAGAAAAAAGGCTAAACTTGATGACCTAGCTGATGTTGTGGTTCAATTACAGGCTTTTAAGTTTCGAACCTTTGTTGAGGGGATTTAAAAATGTATTTATAATATATAAATGTATTACAAGACGCTAATATCTCTGTTAACTATACAAGCTATAGGGAGTATTGGGATAACTTTATCAAAATTTAGCGAGCGTGGTAATTATATTCAAGAAATAAAAATGAAAAAAAATGAGAATAGTACTTTTTTCTAAATGGAAAGACTTCACACTGAACTAAAGAATACATTATTCTCTGAAAAGAGACCTACACACCTGGTTATATTTTTACCTGAAGTTCAGGTTGATCTAAAAAAATCAGCACTAGGTATTACTTTCAGATACAAAAATTTTGAGATATTTTTTGAAGAGTTAACTAATGGTATTTACTTTACAAGATCAACATATAATTCAGATGTTATTGGACAAGTTCTGGAGAAAGCTCTTGGTCATGGTAAATTTATACTATCTAAATTTGAACCTGGTCATATGCTTCCAAATTTGAACCTATAAATATATTAGTTGAAAATATAAATTATAATTTATATTTTACTTATAGTTCTCCAAAATTATTTTTAATATATTTTAATTCTTCCGGAGAATATTTATTTTGGTGTATCTCTTCCTTAATTTTAAGCAGTAAATCTTTTATCTCCTTACCTATATTATTTAACTGTTCGACAAGATAATCTTCAGAAAAATAACCTTTAATCTCGTCTATATAAAATTTTTGCATAAGATTTAATAATACACGCACTCTTTCCAAAGATTTATCAGAATATTTTCCTAAAGAACCCCATACAAATCTTCTATTGCATTTCGAACATTGTCCTCCTTCAACAACCGTATCAAGAACTTCTGAATTGCAATAGGTACAACTTTTGGGTTTGTCTGCTAAAATAGTATCTGTTAACCGAACGCTATCTGTGCTTCCAAAACCTCCCTCTCCCCTGGTGGTCTCTGACAGTTCGCTTTTTTCAGAAACTACTTTAGGAAAGTAATATTCAGCTTTTCTTAGAATTAATTGGCATCTAGTAAAAGGAACCTCTAGGTCAGGAAGACTATCATCAACTTTTGTCAAAGCTATAAGCAGTGTTCCTCGATAATCCCAGTCAATTGTCCCTACACTATTGCTTAACATGTATCCAGTTTTTGAGAGTGAACTTCTAGGAACTATTTCAGTATAGTATCCCTGAGGAGGTTGTATTACTAATCCAGTATCGTATAGGGTTGTTCTGCTTCCAATTTTAGAATGAACCTTAATAGCTGTGAGGTCATAACCGATTGCGTAAGCGGTTCCTTTGGAGGGAACTTTAGCTTCTGGATCATCCAAGAAAAATTTAACTTCAGTTGTACTCATTTTAAGAAAGCGTTCATTTTTTAAAATGGAATTACTATAGATACGGAAAATTATATTATGAAGCTGAATTATACTTCAAGAAAAACAAAATCAATAGAGACCGTATTTATGAATTATAATTAACCTAATTATAATTTATTATATTTATTTTTAATATTTTTCCAGTCTAATTTAAACTTTTCGGATTTTTTTAATTATTTTTTATCGGGATAATATTTCCAAAGATATTAAGGCCAGAAAACAAAGTCTAAAAACTATTTTAGAAAAAACATCTTTTTTCTCAAGAAATATAGATAAAATAATTCTAAAAAGAATAACCTATCTATAAAGTATATATTTAGAAATAAAATAAATAAACAACAAAATCAATATAATTAAAAATACTATTAATAAATAATTTTTACCCCTTTTTTTATCCTTTTTTAATAGGCTTAAAATTGTAGGCTGAATATCGTCTCTTTTTGTCCTTTTCATACATTCCAGTAGAGTTTCACCTCCATTTAGGTCAGGTATACACCTCTCCTTATCGCTAATATAACCTTTAGGTATATTTTTCAAAACATTAATTGAAACTGGAAAATAACGTTCTAAATTCTCATTTTCATTGAGGCTTCCTAGCACCCTGTCCTCTTTTTTGTAAAGATAAATTGAAACGGTATTTGGGGGATGTGATATCCAGGCGTAAAAAGTTTTTTCACATTTATCATCCTTATCAAAGGGATCATATTTTTTTCTTAAATATATAGTGTTTCCGTCTCCATTTTTTTTCAGACAAAATAACACCATTCCTAAAGGTTTGGGTGTTATTTTGCTGTTTAAGACATAATATTCAGGTTCTTCGCAAAATTTAATATCACCATCCTTTAAACATATTGGGATATAGATATCATCCATTTATTAATATATATTTTATATATATTCTAACTAACAAAATATTTTGAGAACCCTTTTTTAGTCAACTCTTCCCGAAGGTATTTCTCAATATCTTCCAATTTGACTTTATTATCAAATACTTCTATAAGAGTAATACCGACATCTTTACACATTCTTCTTTTAAGTTCATCTCTATATTTTTGGTTTAGGAATCCCTCTTTATTCTTGTGATAATACGCGCTATATGTATGATGGAAGGCACCTTGAAATTCAGCTGCAATACCTAATTCAGGGTTCCAGGCGTCTAATTCTAAATTATGCTCAAAACCGGCTCCAGAAGTAACGCTATT